TTCATTCAAGTGGCACACTGATGTCCTAAACTCCTTCCATTTCTTATACTCTTCCTGACAATCACTCATAGGTTACTACTTTATTGAAACATCAGATGAATCATCCTTAGCATTGTTCTTATTATCATCAGGTCTGTATTTAGCACCCAGCACCTCTCCTACTATAAGACTTACAAGGGGAGTAACAAGGCTCTCCTCAATAGGAAATTTCCTATCAAGCACATCACACTCCTTATTGTCTCCACATTCCAATTCAGAGGCTATGCTGGCATCTTCAAATATAGCAGTTACCTTTATCTTGGAGAGATAAAGGAATTGGGGATTCATAGAGATTAAATACAAGTGGTTATCCGGAGCAAGAGAGCAATATATTATGTTCTGTAGATATTTGTCATATCCTACATATCTCATCCTATCCCTGCTTATGAAGGTTATACTATCCTGATAGAAATCAATAGGGTATACTCTGGTATTACTGACACTTAATATATTAGGTACCTCTTCCTTACTCATAAGATAGGTTCTGCCACATGGACCAGAAGGAGATACTGATTTGGTCAAATCCAGACATATAGTCTGATAGTTGCTTTCAGGTATATGCTTCTTGACATCAGAATATCTTTGCTTTATAAGGAATGCCCTATACTTATCTGCCAAAAGTATAATATGATTCTCATTGAAAGTAGAGTCATCTGATATACTCTTTACCTCATCCAGACATAAATAAACTAATTCTCTGTATGTCATAACTATATATGCATGCTTATTAATAAATAAAAAACTATTGCAAATATAGATATTTATAATCAATATTGCAATAGTTTTAATTGAATCTTTTGCAGTAAGCAAATATATAACTTATATAGCAGGAGTTCTAGGTTTGTTATCTTGTGTGAATCTTATCATGTTATCCTCAGATATTCTGATAGATCCCTCTTCACCATACACAGCAGAGCTTTCCTCAGTAGGAGGATATGGTATTAGGCATGAAGTACCAAATATACAATATAGGGCATTATTCATGCTATTGTAGTCCTTATCATCTATAAAGGCAGACATTGGGCCACTAGTAAGCTCTTCTATCAAGGACAAAAGCAGTAACTTATTGACATCATTATAACATACATATCCTGTATTTGAAAGTATATTGAAGTATGTAGTTAATGCCCTTTCCAATACATTACTTAAGTTATCCATAATGAACACTCACATTTAGTACTTGTATCATCTATTATCACACAGTTCCTAAAGAACTTGTTCCAATACTTTATTGCCAAAGTATAGTTCCCTGTCTTTAAGGAAGTAGTAAAAGCCTTCAGTTGAAGGTATTTGTCTATAAGCTGCTTGGGAATATTGCAAGTCTCCTCTACCTGTCTGATGTCACCCATCAGTGACTTATAAAGGTTATGCATATTGACAGCTGTTCCTAAATCATAATATCTGTCATATCCACATGGAGTATCAGGTGCCACTGTACCTTTGACAGTAATATAGACAAAGAATAAGTCCTTACCAAAATCTACTGCTGCATTGAAATCTGTCTTGTCTAGGATTAATGTCACACGCTTGGAATTACCATCAATGCTTTTTGTATATACACTGCTTGATGATGGCCCAGAGGTCATGAAGGTATCCTGAGTATCTATGACTACTGAGTCAATATAGACATTATCATAGAAGGAGTATGCTTCTATAGAAGCATCAATTACCAACTGCCTGCATTCTCCTGAGGCTTTTAATGTAGCAAATCTTATCATATTACACAAATTAGGTAAATAAAAAAAGGAGACTATAAAAGTCTCCTTATTTGTATCTCGCTTTTAGGAGATGTCTGCAATAGTAAGTCCTGTAGCAGTTTCCACTGCACCGATTATCTGATTGAGAACTGCTTTATCTGCGCAAGCAATAGTTATTGTCTTTTCAGACTTTTGTACTGACTCATTGCTGCCTACATAGGCATAGTGTATATCAAGCACATTATATGTCTTGCTTGGGTCTATCAGATAAGTGGTAGGAATGTTGTTAGGCCAGCCAATGCCTCTGTAGATGTCTCCCCTTTCACCCATACAGAAGTACTCTAAGTCTGCAATAACCTTACCATTACCTATTGTACCATTGGTACCCATCTCTACAGTGCCCCAAATTCTCTCATCTCCATCTACAATTATTTCAACTGGCTGTACAGTGAAATATACTGGTGTCTGAGACATAACACCTAATCTCCAAGGCTGTTCTACCTCAGTAATTCTGATGCTGTCAATGTCAGCTACAATTGCTGAAGTATCATTATAGTATGGGTTAGTACTATCACTCTTGCCATTATCCTTAGTAGAAGGAGTTACTGTCATATAACCATTTGCATCAAATCCTCCCTTGCTCTTGGTTGCAGCACTATGTACCTCAATCTTAATCAAGGGAACTATTTCCCTGCTAAAGTTCTTAGCAATAGATTGAGCAAGAGTCTTGTAGAACACATCAGCAGTCATGCCAGAATAAGCATGAACCATGCCATATTTGAAGTATTGGTCCTCATCAGACATGCCCACATACTGTTTAAATGCAATTCTTAGGATATAATCCTGACCTGCAACTGGAGCACCACCATTAACACTTGAATCCAATGCTATGGTAGCTGACTTCATCTTGTAAGCCATGCTATCAGCACTAGTTGCCTTTGCATAGAGAATGTTTTCTATATCTATAAGGTCACTTCTCATTCTGTTATCAGCTCCCTTATATTCAAAATACAGGTGTTTCTTTTCAGTATCATTTGATACTGCAATAGCACCAGCAGTATCAGACTCAATTACATGGGGAGTCTTAAATGCAGTTGCTACATAAAATTGCCTTACCTGATTTGTACTAAATGTTGCCATTTTAATTTAATATTAAATTACACAATAGTTTATTTTGTTCTGTTTGTATCCAAACCCTTACTTGCTATTGCAAGTCCTACTGCCCTATCAAGTATTACCCTATGCAATGCAGGATGTAAATCACACTCTGTTATCTTGCTTTCTCCATTTATGTTTAGATGGGCAGGCAGTGCTACCAATATAATTGGATTGGGTTTAGATAGGTACCTGACTAAGTACCTGCTTATATTATACTTTGATACTATTTCTGCAATCCCATTATCAATATCAAGCCTCAGGACTCTCCTGTATCCCGGACCCCTGAATGGATTGTTATATGTATTGTAGTAATCATCCAAGGTAGTGGGTACCACAAGTACTTGGTTACCATCCTTACAGCCTAGCTTATCATCCCTCAGCTCAACTGATTCATAAACTATAAACCACAAGTCACCAGGTAACTTGAAGAATACAGACTCATCAGATATTCCAGTAATGTCTGCTATTTTTTTAGTAGTGGTATAAGTCTTTACCAAGTTGCTCAGGTATCTCCTTATTTCCTCAGTCTCTTCAAATGATTCCCTGAATGGATTCTTACCATTGTATAATTCCACTAACAGGTCTTCTTGGGCTTTTGTAAGAAAGATTGATTTCTCATACTCGTTGAACTCAATTCCACCTGAAGAGTAGCTGTTCAATAGAACATCAAATTCATTAGAAAATTCCTCAGTTGTCATTATTCACTTCTTTGTCCCAGTTCAACACTACTTTTCAAATCTCCCATATAAGCAGATTTAGCTAACTCTACTGCCCTTTGAAGAATTTCAGGATGTAGTTCACTATTCAAGACACATGGAGATTGCTGTGATTCTCCATCTACTGATACACCAACCAAGTCCTCCAATACTATTGGTTTAGGCTTGATTAGATATGTGATAAAGTAAATGGCCTTGGTATCCTCTGGACTTTCACCTCCAGATTCTCCTAGGAATTGCTCATCTGCATCATGCAATATAAACCTGAACCCATTGTACTTTGTGGGAATTACAGTCTGGTCTTCAGACCCTTTAGGGTCTCCAAAAGTCTCTATAACTCTCCACACTTGCCTCTTTAAAGGTCTTCCATAGGGCTTGCTCAGGTTATTAAGCAAACTATCTAATTTTATAGGCACTACCTGATAATACTTATCCACATTATTATCTGTATCCTTAATGATTATCCTTTCTGATACCACTAACAGTATTTTGTCAATAAAGCTAGGGGCATTGAATAATACAGCTTCAGGAGCACTGCCATAGATATTTCCGGGGATTGTGACACCCTCCAAAATATCAGTTCCCCTCTTGGAATCCACCTTTATCAAGAGACAGGCTTCTTGCACTAGAAGAGTAGAGAAATCTATTTGTCTTTTGGCAGAATCATCAAACCCTTGCTGGTACTTGTTACCTCCTTGGGTAGAAGTAAAGTAGTTCTTTACTATCTCATTCTGAGCTTTTGTGAGAAACACAGACTTTTCATACTCATTAAGGCCCGGAGCTTGGTTACTGGATATATTATTGTAGAGAACGTCAAATTCATCTGAAAACTCCTGTAGTGTCATAATCTTATATTCTTCTTTATTTTAACTTGGCCTCCAAGGAAAACTTGATTTCCTGATGTTTTGGAGAGTTCAGGTACTTGGCTGCTGTATTCAATGTAGGTTCCTCATTAGCCTCACATAGTGGAGTATTGTCACTTCTCAAGTATAGGAAACCTCCTCTATTTGAAATCAATCCTGCTTCTATACTCTTCTTGATGAATACCTTAGTAGGTAACATTGGGTCAGTGATAACCTTCAGGAAGAGCTTGTTATTGGATTGAATAAGCTCATTAGCCTTAGTTTGCAAGAACTCTAGTTTAGCATTTTGAGATGTAGGTCTTCCATCAACAGTCTCTATGATAACTCTCAAAGTATCCACATCACTCTCAATCTTTCCAAACTCCTTATAGCACTTCATTGTAGTGCTCATATTATCCTGAGCAGTCTTTGTCTCATCATTCTCAGAGATGATGACAAACTGATATGAAGCCTTAGGTCTATCTTGCAAAGCCTGTAATGATGGTGCAACAAAGTCCTTGTTAGCCAAGAGTATTTTATATCTTATATAATCTTCCGGATTGGACAGGTTAAGGTAATTATCCTGCTTTGCCAGTCTTACCTTATTTATCCCACTCTCATTAGAATCATCCCAGAAGTTATCTACCTTCTTATAGATACTTAGAGCATTGTATTCCAAGCCCATTACATCTTCCAAGAATGCCTTCTCCTTGTCTGTAAGTACATTGACATACATGCCTGATGACAGCCTAGGTACTACAAATACTCTAACAGACCCTTCTGCCATACCTCCAGCAAGAAGATGTTTAGGGTTAGTTCCCCATATTCCTCCCAGTTTGGGAATGAATCTGACAATTACTCTCTCATTTCTTAAACAGCTTATCAACTGCTCATTACCATCCTCTTCTATATTTCTCACTTCCTGTGAGGCTTTTGGTTTTCTCCTTGCAGGTTTTTCCTCTTCTTTTGGCACTTCCCTCAATAGCAGTGCTGTATCATCTACTTCAAAACCAAGTGTACCATAATCTACTTCTTCCTTTTCCTTTGACATATCTTCTCCTTATTTAATAGAAATAAAAATAAATTAAGGGAAGTAGGAGTTACCCCTACTCCCCTTTATAGTTTATCCTTGCAAAATAGCAGGAATCAATGACATAGTTCTTGTTGGGTCAAGAACACAGATACCAAGAGTAGCCATTCTGTGTATTACAGCAGCATCCTCATCAAATGACATGTAAGGATTGCCTATCTGTCCTGTAAATGGATTTCTTAATCCCCACTGATAGCCTCTGTATTCATTATCACCCTTAATCTTACACTTGAAGATATTAGGTTGGTCCATAGTACCAATGTACATAATATCATATCTGTAAGAGAAGGCAACACCGCCCTGTGGGTGTGGTATCTTATTTCTAACAGGGTCATCATAGAATGGGTCTACATCAATCTTAACCCTTACACCATTAGGTGCTCTATACTCTACAAATTGGAAACCTGCACTTAGAGCATTTTGATGCAACTGAGACTGAGTCTTCTGAACAACACCAATGGAGTTGTTATCAAGAACAAACTGTGTCCAACCTGATACTGTCTTCAACACTTCCTTGTGGAATTGAATAGCACCTCTTTCACCAGTCTTGATTAGGAAGTATCTATCACCAAAGTCCAATTTAGAAGCAGAAAGCTCATATAGGGCATCCTCAAGAAGCTTCAAGCTGAATACATTGTAGTACATAGTATTAGCAACTTCCATCTGCTCAAACAGACCAGCACCAGTCTTGATTACACCACCAGACTTACCAATGTTCATATATTCACCATTGGAGTTTCTGTTGCTTCTACCAAATGCAAGAGCATTATTCTTGTACTCAGAGAATTGCTGTTCTACCTCAAAGTCTACATTGTGCATCCACATTTTAGCTACTGACTTGGTATATCTACCATCAGTCTCCTTGATAATAGGAATACCTACAGCCAACTTCTTGTTCAGCATTGAACCCGGAACCTTGTGTTGGATTCTTACTACAGACCACTCATTTCTCATAGAAACAGGGCTTGTATATCTTACATCACCAACTTTTCTTGATAGTTCCTTTTCTACAAATGCAGCTTCAATAGAGAATCTCTCTCCTGCAAGTAGCCTTTCAGCAGGAACTCCTGCTGCATTACCTCCAGCAAGTTCTACCTTATAAACTGCATTGGTACCTTCCATTCTAGGGTCTCCTAAAATTCTGAATTGGTACAGTTCATTTAGATTACCTACAATGTACTCACCATCTGCAAACCAGTCCTCAGGGAAAACAAGATAGAAGGGAGAAGTACCCTCTCCAATCATGCTACCATCATCTTCAACCTTTGTTCCATCCTCTTTTCTTGCCTCTACCAAAGGAATATTCCTTCTTGAAGAACCAATAACGTCCCAGTAATATTCACTGTCATCCTCAAACTCCTTTACAGGGAACTGATTCAAGAATGAATCAAGTGTCTTTCCTCTATGGAAGGCTAGCAGTTGTACCATTAGGTTTGTAGCTCTTTGAGGAGCTAACTGATAGATAGAGCCTAGGTGGTTCTCTTTAGTCAAACCCTTCCAATGTTGGAAGCTTACCATCTGAAACTTACCTAATTTTCCAGCCATAAAATAATTGTTTATTAGTTAAAATTATAATCTTTACTTAGATCTTAAATATTCTTCATACAAATCCTGAAGTCCCAAGTCCTCCCAAGTCTTATTCAACTTGTAAGTAGTACCATCCCTTAGTTTACTCAATTCTTCATCGTAATAGGAAAGGGATGCAAACAATAACAGGACTTCATCTTTGGAAGTTAATGCCTTTCTTATACTTTCAGGATTAAATCTTTCAGACTTCAAGTCTTTTCCATTCCTAAAAAGCAATACAGGAATGAAGCAGCCTCCACCACATGAAATGAAAGCTTTTGTATTATCTGCGTTCCAAAGTATCCTTGAATTGGTAAATTCAGAAAACAACATTATCGGAGTAAACTTCTGTAGTTTAAAACCTGGAGTCATAATTTCTGAAGGTGGTTCATCCAAAGAGCCTTGAGATAGTTTCTTTATATCATTACTGTCAGTAATGGGTGTTACTGTTACTGATACATTGTTACCCTTTGAGTAAATAAGATACATCCCCGGCATGACAATACTACTATACATTCCCCAAATTCCAAAACTGGGAGTGACAGATTCATTGGAGTCATATCTGGAATGAATCATATTTGCTATGAATATCTTAGTCTTATCTTTTACATTGGTAGTATCAATATGACTAAGTTTATTGACACATATTACCCTATAGCTTTTAGCAGGACCTAATGTAAATACATATGGAAGTGAAGGATTATCCATGTTCTCACACACCTCTATAAGTGAAGAGTAAGAAGCAGACTTATCCTTATACACTATGTTTGTTTTTTTTTCTCTGTTGGGTAGGAGATTAGGGTCTCCTTCCTATTGTATCAACCTTTTTATCCTCGGCATAATTGTTTAGACATCTATTTTCCAACCTTTACCTATGAATGATTCAGGGTCTTCATCTACTCCACTAACAAACTTCAGATTACCATCTGAGTTTCTTGCAGTGTTATTAATAGCGTGTTCCAAATCCCTCAGGCCATTCTTTACCTCTTTCTTTACCTTGCCTTTTACCAGACCATCAAGGCTCTTGAACCCATCAGTCAATGTAAAAATCAGACCCAAGTACTTCAGGAAGTCTACTCTGTTATCCTTTTCATACTTCTGAATAGCAGTATAATACTCTCCAGTTTCAGGGTCTTTATATATAGGCTTGGATATGTTATCATATATCTTCTGCCTTGTCGGCTTATCTATTGACAAGTCTCCCAATATATTCTTTTCATTGAGAATAGACTCCTTTAGTTTATTAGCCTGTTCCTTCCTGTTCTCTTCTTCCTTCTGTGCCTCTAACTTGGCATCCTCAATAAGGTCATCATATTTACCCTTGAAGTATTCAGTATTACTCTTCAATGCTTCCTTTGCATCCTCAATATCAGTACCAGCATTAAAGGATTTCTGTACTTCTCTTGTGGCTCTTTCCCTACTGTAACCCCTATTAATGAAGTCCTGAAAGATAAGATTCTTTCTCAACTCTTCACCTTTATCACTCTCATCAGTGATATTTTCCTCCTTAACACTGTCAAGGAAGTTCAAGGTATTCTCATACCTTTTTATCTCTGTGGGTTCAATGCCATAATTAAGTGCATCATCAATCCTCTTCTGTCTCTCTTCAAGACCAGCCTTGATTTGCTGTTCCACTAAGTCCCTGAAATCTTCAGGCTCCTTGACTTTAGAGAGGACTTCATCATCAAGGTCTGGAAAGATACCTTCCTCCTTCAAGGCTTTAGCAATGGAAGAGTAGATAGTTTTTTGGGGAGAAGTGCTGTCCTCTCTAGAGGAAGTATCTTCCTTTCCTTTTGTATTATCCTTTCCACTACCTACGCTCTCTGGCTCATCTGTAAACAAGTTATCTACATCAATAACCTCAGTAGTTTCTTCGTCTTTCTCTTTATTCTTTTTATCCTCCTTACCATCCTCTTGGTCAGGAGTTACTTCATCTTCAGGCGAAGTATCCTGTACTTCATCATCTACAAACAGATTCTCTATTTCCTCTGCTCCTAGAATATTGTCTAAAATCAATTCTTCTTCCATAATCTCCCATTATGATATAATTAAACAATGCAAAGTTATATAGAATTTTACACCCATACAATATAGTAAATAAATTACTTTGCAAGCACAAATAAGATATTTATTATATATGCAAAAAGAAAGGGCAAGATTATACCTTGCCCTTGTCCTATCAGTATTCTTTAAAGTAACTTACTACCTTATTTCTGGATTTGCAATCCACGTGAAACTATGATTTTCTTTTCTTTATCGAATCAGCTTATTAGTGTTAAGCACCTAAAGCCGACATGGGCAACAACAAGACCCAAACCATTAGCAGAATCGAAGTCAGCCAAGCCAGCACTAGAACCATTATTAGCCCGGCCACCAGCCAGTAATGTATTCTGAGTATTATTGTAATCTACCCAGTAAGAGTCACACATATAAGTAGTTGCAGAACCGCCAACACTAACAGGTATTATATCTGCATACTCCCCTAATGCCCACTTTGTAATATACCCTCCTGTATGTCCTGATACTACTACTCTATCCGCATTGGTAGGTGCATCTGACAAAGTATCAGTGAACTTATCAGGGTCATTTATAATATACATATAATTTGGTGTAGACTCACTGGCATCAACAGGAGCATCTATTAGGATACCATCCAGATTAGTCCAAATATCTCCAAACACGTTATCAAATCCTCTCCACCTTGGTACTTTGAAGGTTATGGTATTGATACCATCTGAAGCAGGAATTACCAAGTCCTTAATTCCAGTAAAGTTACCAAACTCATTACAATACCCACATGGAGTTATTGGGCATCTGCCATTATAAGTATTCCAAACAGTATCACTCCAAGTAGTAACTCCATTGCCAAGCCCTCCCTGTCTATATCCATCTTCAGTCAAATCTTCAACATAGTTTGCCTGACTATTGAAGTTTGCATATTCTATAACATACAACCAATAGAATATTGATTTGTAGTACTCATAAGTAAGCAACATCTTGCCAGCATTTTTGGCATAAGTTCTGAAGTTTGCCCTACTAGTGTTTGTTCTAGGTTTTCCTAAATTAGTCCTGAATTTATCCGATTCCAAGTAGGTATCACTGCTAGAGCTATTATCTCCTCCTCTACAATAAGAAGAGGTATTTACAACTGAAATAGCACTATTTACTTGAAGTGTAGATAAATAGCCCATATTCTCAGGTACTTCATTGAGTACAGTACTCCTATAAGCATCTACCAGCATATGAGGAATCCTTATAGCATAAGGAACCACTTTTTGGGTAGACACATATACTCTGGATTTGGTTCCTTCCGTTTCAGACCACAAATAAAATTCAGGTACTTCTACCTGTACAGTACCATCATATCCATCCAATCTGGAATCTGTACCATCTGCTTTCTTAGACCAGTCATTTGGGTCCAAATAATACATTATCCTTTTACCTTGGCATACACATCCTCTTAATGCTGATTGTATTGGGAGAGACTTATGCAGGCTCATGTTACCTATTCTAGCAAGTACAGGACTACTGTTGGTAGAATCCCATTCCACACCATAAGCTAGCAAATTCTTTGGGTCAGATAGATTATCTAACTTAGCCTTATCCTCACTTGATATAATACCTGCGGTATTACTGTCAGCCAAAGGTATGCTCCACTGGCATAATGAGGTAGGAACTTGTGGTGTCTCACTTACCCCAGGATTAGCAGTAAGTTCTATACTAAGGGACTCGGAAGTGGAAATTTTATCAGCCTTAAATAATTTGAATATATTAGGGAATAGGTTTACTGTGGTATCTCCAATTGTCAGGTTTATTGTGGCATCCTGCTGACTGCTAGTCCTATTATACCAGCTTAAAGATACTGGAACACTTGAAGGGTCTATTACAATATTACCTTCTCCTAACATAGATTCTCCATTCAAGGTCTTGATTTTAGTAGTGCCTCCTGCTGCATGTAGGATGTCAGTACTGGCTTTGCCACCCACTGATATTCCAGAACCATTATACACAGTACTCCCACTATCTAATGGGAAGGATATGTTGCTGCCCTTATCCATTGTACCTCCTGATAAGGGCAGATACTTCTTTATTTGCTCACCTATGGAGTCTTTCAAATCACTTACCTCTTTCTTAGTGGCATAATCAGTCAGGTCTATTGTGGTAGGACCAACAAGCTCCCAATGGCCATCAGGATAAGTCTCATCCTTTACCCATAGATATTCATTATACCTATTATCTTCTGTAGAGTCTTCATTGGGAATAAAATATATCCTGTTAGGTCTACCTGTCTCTGGTAAAGTAGGCAGTATTGATGCCTTAGGAAGATGCTTTAATGTACCTATAATTGCTGTTGCCATATTTTAATATCCATATTGAAGAACTCCTGAAGGAGCACTTATAACACCTTTACATATCTCTGGATTCCATCCAACACCTAGAATAGTCTTTATGCTATCCTTTTGTCCTGCTGGAATTATAGTAACCTCCACATCACCATCAGATATATTCTTCAGTAGGAAGTTGACTCCGGGATTGAAGTTCCCTGAAGGCACCTCCTTCAGTACAGATATTTGAAGGCTATTTATAACTTGATTTGAAACTATTCTTGCATCCATAATCATTTACCTCTATTGTTCTTACCTTTTCCTTTGCAACTACACTTCTTTGCCATATCAAAGAATTTTTATGGTTATTTTCTCACCTCTATTCTTGCCCTCTTGAAGTAGCTTATATAGCTTCCTGAATGTATCCTGACTATTCAGAACCTTACCAACTTCAGAGTTTACACCTACCAAGAGACATCCTGAAGTATCCTTATCTGTATTACCTGCATGTATAAGGATACCATCAAACCCCTTTACATTAAGAAGTTTGGGTAATTTGCCATTGCATGTCTCTTTGTAGAAAGATTTAGGCCCAAACTTAGGGCTATATACATCTAAAGTTACATCATAAGTTCCACTAGGGATTGCTGTAATGCCTGATTTCTTTAAGGATTTGATTTTAGCGACACTCATGCTGTCATCTAATCCTCTATCAGTGTCTTCAAGTACATTACAGAACCACTTCCCATCTACAAGCAGGTTACTTATTGTGTAACTCTGTTTCTTCCATTTCCTGTCTATTATCAGTTCCATTTTGCTCATTAAATAAATTCAAGTTTCTTTTCCTCAACTGACAAGTAAGGTCAGTACAGATGGAGCTCATGAGACTGAACATCTGCTTCCTTAAATCCCTTATCTCCTGTTCCAGCTCTGCATTTCTTCTAAGAACCTCGTCAAGCCTACTCTTGTTGTCGTCAGACAACTTCTTATAAAACTCCAAAGAATGCTGCATGTTCTCTATGAGGTTATTATCTACCTCACTATTATACTTTCTTCTTGCAAAGAACCAAGAAGTCCAACCACCGATTACTGTGGTTATTATTCCTACTCCTCCAGTAATTAATATGCCTAGGTCAATCATGTCATTTAATTATTTCAATAAATTTTTGCTGCTTATTATTCACATAAGGACTATTTTCCACAATAGTAACTTCTACTACTCTATGTTTCTTCTGAAACCATCTAAACAGAAAAAATTTCTTAGGAGGATTTACAGTCTCTTTCTTGCTATGTGTAACTATGTATTTCTCACTTACAAATTTAGGATGCACTGCAATGACATTGGGAAATTTCATTCCCAGCTTCAACTGATACCATTTATCCCCAATCAGAGTATCAACATGAAATGTTGTTTCACTGAATATGGTATCTTGGAAAGTAACAGTATCTACCCTTTCTGATGTAGATAACAGATATTGTAAGTATTGCAAATCCTTATCCTTTATCTTCAACTCCTTTCTAATCCTGTCCATTTCAACAGTAATGGAATCACTGTAATACTCAAGCTGCTCAGCAGTTAGCTTATACACTCTATTTTCCTTCTTCAGGGAACTGTTCTCCAAGGAGTATGCCTTATTGTTATTCACTGCAACAGCCAACTCATCAGACATTTTCTTATACCCATTGCAGTAATACATGGAACAGGATATGGAAGCCAGCATAATCACTGATATAATACTTACTAATATCTTTCTCATAGCTATGTAGTTGTAGTAAATGAACTTAATTTGTTGTAAATTATAGAACCCTTGAAGTTGTATAATTGCCGATTAGATCTAACATTAGTGGGAGGTGAATCCATGCTTGAACCTACTGAATAACTCCCATTAGATTTTCCATCATCTGTCAATGGAAGCATAGCACACCACATAGCATTAACAGCATTACCATTAGAATCACCTACTGCTTGTGTCTTTGTGTAGTTTGCACCATTAAACATGTTACTGTAAGCGGAAGTATTTCTCATAATAGCATTAGTCAGCCCATATATGTTGTTACCTGACATAAGATTGGTAATACTCTTATTATTATACTGAACCATGGTACTTTGGTCATTATACAATACTATGTATAACTTAGCTAGTGAAGTACCTGCAACAACATATATTTTCATGTCTGAGAATAGCATATACTGTGCACCATAACTGTCATCTCTACCACCATTAGTAGGAGTATATACACTTGAAGAAATCTGACCACCATTAACAGGTACTGCACATAAGACTGCCTTAGTCTGTGATAATTGGTCAGAGTCACTAAGATATGCAAATCCTAGAGGAGTGCTACTATCAAGTCCAAAAGAAACCCTCACCTCAGGAATTGTTATTTCATATTTAGTTGTTACTATAGCAGGCTTTATATGCATTTCACTCACAAAGTCTTTTGTTTCATACCCTTGTAGGGAGTTGGTATCAAATATACTAGAATGGCCTGCAAGCCAAGAGGCTGTACAAAATTGTTTTGTAGCAGAAGGTAGGGAACCTCCTACCTTCTTTACTGCCTCTATTTGTGTCATGAATTCTCTTCCCATACTCTTCTCATAGAATTTATTGTATCCTCAAGATATTCTATTCTGCTCTCCAGTTGCTTGTTCCTCATTACAACCTCCTGTAATGCCTTGATTGCCAGCACACCAAATCTATCATATTCTACCCACTTGGTATCATATTTATCAGCCCTGCTGTGGACCATAGTAGCATATACACCACCCAGTGACAGAAGCTGGTCAGCCTTCACACCAAAAGTACATCTTATACCATTTTCATCAGGGTGTTCCCATATATACTTTATGACATTTAATGACATCAGATTATCCAGCACATCAGGCATACATGTGACTTCCCTTTTGAATCTCATATCAGAGCCTGAATTACCAGCACCTGACTTAAAGTCCTGATATACTGTCCAGCTATTACTCTTATTAACCAGAGCTAAGTCATCTTCCATAATTGTTGAAACCTCCAACATGCCCATCTCTCCAAATCTAGCAAGAGAGCCTAGGTTACCAGCATCCTTATCTTCGTAGGCTAACTCTGCCAATGCAGAATCCATACTGACTAACCCATTCTTTGAGGTACTTACTACACTATAAGTAGTATTCTCCCAAGGAACATACACTGAAAGTACCTTATTACCATCTGTTCCTGCACTACCTGATGGATAAGCAAGCTGGACAGGATATATTCTGTTCTGTGAACCAAAAGTAGTAGCAGCAACAGTAGATATTGTGGTAATCTCAGTGCTGGATACCTTTACACCACCTAGTGTAGTAGGTGTTGCCTTCCCTAGGGAGAAAACTGTTCCTGATAAACTAAGTCCAGCTCCTGCTGAGTAAGTTGTGTTATGGTCAGTCCAAGGGACATTGACATACATCTGATTTGAGGAATTAAGCTCAACAGGATAATTCTTGCCACTCTCAGGATACCCAATCCTAACCAATCCTAGTGTAGTTGAAGTAGCTACTCCATACTTAACTGGCTCTCCTGCTGTTGGAGCATACATGTCAGTATTGACACCATTAATACTGATGGTGCCTATCTTTGTACCTGAAGACAAAGACCTGCTGAATGACACAGCATCTGCACCTGCTTGGATTCCATCAAGCTTGGACTTATCACTGGAACTCATAAGTCCATTGGCACTAGTAGTAGCAACATTATATGTTGTATTTGTATCTGTCCATGGTACATTAACATAAGCCTTACCAGAACTATCCAACTTTACAGCATAATTCCTGCCACTACCAGAGTACCCTATCTTTATACCTCCTAATGCTGAACTAGAAGCTTGAGGTATAGAAGTTATACCTCCTGCACCAATCTCAGTCCAAGAAGACCAAGAAGATGACTCATAAGCTCTAGTATATATCTTGTTTTTTGAATAAAGTACCTGTATAGTCGAAGAGTCATTATTCTCCAAGAGCACATGTAATGCAAACTGTGATACTCCAGAAGGTTTATTACTTATACTATTGTTATAATTGGCATAATAAACACCTAAATATTGAGTTCCCCTATATGTATTCAGGTCTCCTGAGGAGATTAACTTAGGAGAAGTTACACTTGCATTCCAATCATATATGTTCCCATTAAATATGATGATATTATCATCATCTATAGGGAAATACAACACATTGGGGTAACTACCAGCAGAGCTACTTATTGCAGTAGCTCTGTCAGTAGATACATTTACTTTAAACTCTTTACCTTTTGCACTCATAACTTTTTTTTTACTCTATGGTGATGCCTCCACCAAGATGACCCTCCTCTATAGTGGCAGAAATCCAATTAGCTCCATCGTGGTTAGCTAGTATGGCTAACATGGTAGAAGGATTTAGCATTGCATACATTCTAACTCTACTAGCAGTAGCATCATTGAATGCTGAGAATGCTACTGCATTCAACCTATTAGAGCCATCTTTATACACTCCATGTATTACCTTACCTGCATTAAGGGCAGCAATAAAGCTACTACAGGGGCCTAGAATAGCATTTACTTCTCCTTGAGAAGATGGTGTGCTACTTTCAAATGTTTTGAGAAGCTTATAGGTATCCTTGCCATCTTCTAATTCCGTTATCATAGTAGCAAGGGCAAGTCCTTGTTTAGCAGAGAGAGGCTTTTTTGAATCTGAAGTTGATAGGTTATCAACTATATCACTCTTAGGCACATAAGTACTCAAATTAACAGTACCTCCCAACGGGTCCCAATTTCCTTCATCGTGGTCAGATGAGCTAGTTGCTGTAATACATACAACATTGGTATTTGCAGGATATGGCTTACCACCTAAAGTAAAGTCATTAGTCACATTCCAAACATCACCAATCTTTGCATCAGTAAGGGCTAGTACATCAGATAAGTTAGTCTTAGTACCCTTCACTCTATACACATTGCCCAAACCTGCGATTTTGTCATTCAACACTTTACCCTGTGCCGCTGATAAGGCTTTTGAAGTGCTAGTAGTGGTAAGGTTATCCACTACGTCTGTTTTCGCTAACTTTTCATCCTGCAATTTCTTACCCATTGCAGCCGAAAGGGGTTTATTAGAACTAGTAGAAGTAAGTACATTGATAACTGACCCTTCAGATGTAAGGTTGAACTTCCCTATTTCAGAAATAGAATATCCACTACCAGTCGAATATGTGATACCAACATAATACGCAGTATCCCCATCATTCATATGCAGGGTTAATTCATTTGCCTTTACATATACAGAGGCAACCAGCACAGTAGAGCTATTCTTAACAAGGATAATATTTCCATTCTCTTGGGCACTACTCCATACATTGTAAGTGAACTCTCCCAAGAAAGACTGAATAGTACCAGTTGGGACTCCACTAGAAAGATTTTCATATCCTTTTAATATGTATATACCATACTTCCTTTCATTAAACCACACACTGTTTTCATCGGTACTAAAACACATTAGGTTTGGGGTAGCACTCTGTGCTGCCTTACCTTGTGCGGAAGTTTTTGTTACCGCTACTCTTAATTTTTGTCCGTTTGCTGCCAACGCTTCTACATCATTTATTGGCATAATTGAGTCAACAATCTTCATTTTTTTTTTTTTTTTTTTTACTCGATAATAATAGTACCTGCCACTTCACTCAATAGGTCTTTCAACAGGATTATCTTATTCTCACCACCTGAGACAATGGCTATCATATCATCTTCAGATACTTCTTCTGTTACCTTAAACTCTGTATCCTTGACTCCCAACTGAGCCAATTTGTCTCTAATTTCTTCTATTTGATTCTTAGTGAACATATTACTCTATAATTACTTTAGAATCTTGACCTAATACAGGTTGCCACTCTCCATTGACAAAGTATAGCAACTTGCCATCCCTTAACCATAGATTCTCTATAAGAGGCTCTCTATTATGGGAAGCAACAACCTGTTTCTTTTTCATCATTTCCATACTACAACTCAATATAATCTACAAGGTACTGACCTGAGGATTGCTTCTTAATTGTAGTAAAGCACCCTCCATTAGCAGTGCCATCCGCATTATAACCACTATAGTGACAGTAGCACAGTCTAGACGGTACTAAGTCAGGAGAGGAATTAGGGGCAATACCCTGTATTGGATACAAAGCATCATTACCAAAACCAGCACATTCACCACTCATGTAAATCACTTCTCCAGCATTCAACCTTCTACATATTTCAGGAGTGAAACCTGCTTCAACCAACTGCTCTTGTGTAACATTGGGGCTACTGGATACCAACTCCACTAGTTTTGTACCTGTAGGTGTAAGCACTGCAACATTAGACTTACTCTCTAATTCTGTTACCCTATCATTAAGAATCCTACCTTGGTTGGCAGAGAGAGGCTGCTTAGTTTCTAAACTATTCAAATTATCTACAACAGAATTCGCAAGGAGCACAGTATCACTAATAAGAAGGATTACCAAGCCTTCACTAATTAAATATACAAAATACTTATCCTGTACCATAATAAATAAAGTGTAGCCTTCAATTGCTTGGGCAGTTAAGCCTATACCTGTATAGGCTGCATCTTGTGAGTAAATACTGGTGATAATTGCCTTTCTACCTAAGACAGCTTTTGTAAACTCATCCCAATTCCCTACAATAGATTCTACGTCTGTTGTAGACCACCCTGTTGTTGTTTGAAGGTTACCCGGTAGAACATATACATCGGAAGAGCCATTACCAGCAATGGCTTTCCAGCCATTACTAGTATAGTACTTCAACTCTCCATTATTAATCCAGAGGTCACTTGTACTTGGAGCTTTTGTATCTTGTATAATATCTTTAAATCTTTTCATTGCTTACTATTGTTATTAGAAGTTGCTTTCTGCTTATTTATTTGTTTTTCCTTGAGCCTTGCATCAGTTTCAGCCTTCTCCTTATCATGCTCCAGCCTTTCCCTATCAAGCTTAAGTCTTAAATCAAATTCCCTTATCTGCTCAAGTAGTTTGTCTTTGGCCTCCTGTGAATACTCTGATTCCATAGAATCCCCATCTTCACTACCTTTACTCATAGCCTGCATTTGTGCAATCAGTATCTTGGTCTCATTATCTCTTCTATTGAGGGCATCTTCCTGTTGCAACTTAGCTTGCTCCAATTGAGCCTTTTGCTCTATTTCCTGTTGCTGTACCTGTAATTGCTGTTGCTGTGCCTGAGCCTGTCTTTCCTGTAGATTTCTCTCATCCTTTTCAACAAGCCTTTGCTTTTCAGCAAGTGAAGACGAGCCAAACAACTTCATAATAGTTGAGAATGTCAAAGCCTGATTCTGCAAAGCTGCTTGTGCCAAAGTATCAAGTTTTGAGTTCAGTTCCTGAACTCCATTACTACTATCCACTACAAGCCCATAATCTGACTCTGCAAACTCATCCCCATCTATCTCCATTACTTTCAAAGACCCGTCTGAGAGGATATACTGAAACTTCTTTGTTCTTCCTTTCAACGCAGCCTTACTTGTTTCAAGTAAGCATTCATATACTCTCCTCTTTACATCATCATGTGTCATAAACAGCCATTCTGTAATGTATGAGGATTGTACCATACTTCTTTCTACTCCACCTACTGTCTCTCTATTGCTTACCTGACCTTCCCTTTGTTTAGTAATACCAGCAACCTCAGTCATCTCTATCTTTATGAACTCAAGAAGGTTTATATACTGCTGTATCTGGTTACCGTCAGATGTAGGAATTGCTCCTGTAGATGCATTATTCAGGGCACCTGCGAGTTTTCCTGTGGCTGCACCTATGTTACCTTCTTTGAAGCTATCCTCAACTGCAATACCCATAGTCTTTGCATAGTACAACCACTTCTCTATATCCCAATCCTTAGGCTTTTTGGCAAAGTCAAGTCTTAATAATGTTCCCCAGTTCCTTGCCAGTAGCTTATTAAGCCTGTCATGTATAACATCATACATGTAATTATATGGCTTCATCATATCTACCAAGCTAAAGGGCCTGTTGTCATTCAGATTATAAATTGAGCCTATGATTCCAAAATGGCACCTTGAAGGGTTACTGAGTCTATTGTATTGAACTACTCTTGGCCTCATATTGACATATATGTCAGTGCCAATCTTTGTTCCTTCCCAAGCCTCATTTATGTAAAATATCTGCTCTTCTTCACCAGCATCCTTATCTACTACATAGGTCTCAGGATAGAAGTTAAATATCTCTTCACCTGTTTGAGGGTCATATCTTTTTATCTTCTTTATTCTCCTTCTTGACTTCCAATATACTCTAAGTACCCTGATATTTCCAGCAACATCAAAGGGCAGTAAAGAGTTGGCTATACCATCCTGTCCTCCTAAGGGGTCCCAAAAGAATCCTTCTGCTTCAGTATCTATTTCATCCCCAATCATGTGGTTATTGACAAATCCATACCTTTCATCAACATTGCCCATAGAGTCTACAGCAGCCTGTCCTACATGGTCAGGTATCTTCTCTATGTACTCTATATCCTTCTTTGTCAATACATCATAGAAAGTATCAATAACCCTGCCGGGACTCCAATAGTCCTCAATGATTATCATGTCAGCATCCTCAACCCTATTGCTATATCCTGACTTGAATATCCTAACCTTCATGGGATTCAACTTTTCAACAACTGGCTCTCCTCCTACTATGTCACATTGGTACATTTCCTCCCCTGTTGTCATTGCATCTATAAACCCTTGGTTGAGAATCAAGGGCAGATTCAACTCCTTCTTATAATGATTCAAGAAGGCATTGGCTCTGACTTCTCTAATATCCTGCCATTCATAGGTGTAATAGTCACCTATTTTCTCAAGCTCCTTAGCAGCATCCTCTTCTGACTGATAAGAGGCTGAGACCCATTCTTGCAGTCTTTGTAGTAATTCCTGTTTCTTATTATTCTCTATCTCAGAGATGGCATTAGGATTAGTTATCACTACCCTACAATCAAAAGCTCTTTTACTCTCTTCCCCCCTCAGTACATTTAACTTACTGTTCATAATGGGATAATGTTGAATCCTGTTAGGTATAAAACCTGCCTGTATCTTTTCAGGATTCAATATCATCTCAAGGTCACTCATATGAAGCTTGCCATTAAGAAGGTCATATGCAATTTTTTTATGTATAACACTTTTCCTTACAAGATTATAATTAAAAAATGTCTTAGACTCAGCAAAGTCCAAATGCTTCTTTCTCCACTCCTTAGTCTTTTTATTAAAAGGCAGATTTTGAGGAGGCAATTGACAAAATTCACTCATACTTATATTTCCATTTATATCCCCCCTGCCTTTTTAGTCTTTCCTTTCAGGCAGTGTACAATTGCTGACTTGGAAACACCAATCTCCTCAGAGGCTTCCTTAATTGAATTAAATTCTTTTATAAACTCTCCATCTATTATTAACAGCCATAGAAGTTATTCCTACATAGACTTTATTATTTGTCTTATTTATATGTAGGTATACTATGTACTTCTCTTCCACATACTTCAATCTAGTTACTTTGCAAAGTTAAATAAAAATATAATCCCATGCAAGTATATAAATAATTTATTAAGTGTCCATTCCCGTTTTACTAAATTTACTGACAAGGTCAAGGACGATAATTTCTCTTGAAGAATGGGTCTTCCCCATCATAGCTATTTTCAGCATTCTCTTGCCTGCCCCCACCTACATTACCTTGGTACTTTATCATTTTATCTTCTCTGAGGAGCATCAACATTCCCATAGCTGATACCCTATCAAAGTTACCCTCAGAGTTGTAGTTGATAAGCTCCTTTAATAGTGCCCTGTTTCTTACAGTAAACAGTCTTGGAACCATTACCTCCTTACTTTCTCCATCAATAGTCTGAATAACAGGAACTGGGGACAGTAACCAACTTCTCAACCTACTTCTTGCATAGGCATTTATGGCAGGTGAGGCATTAGTACCTTTACTCTTATTACCTATCCCGTCCTTCATCATTTGCTTCTCCTTCAAGAAATCCAACACATCTGTAAGCAGATAAAGGCTATTTCTTGTCGAGAAGTGAGAAAATAAGCCTTTCTTGTTATACTCGTAGTTCAGTCTACCATTATAGAAGAGGCACAGTTTTCTGCAAATTTCATAGTAATCATCTGCAAAAGAAGGTCTTCCTGTGTATTCAGCTACTATTCTATCAGTCCACAAATCCAATACAAATATGGAACCTAATGACATAGTATTTGACTCATCATCATCATAAGGGTCAGCACCTAATATATACCTGTCATTGTAAGGTTTGTTGGTATTCTTATCAATCTCAGGCATCTGAAATATCTCGATAGCTCCCTCAATCTTATTGTCCTTATGTGGGAAATCTCTGATAGGCTGTGCAGAAGTAGGCTTATACTCCACTTGGCCATCCTTGCCAAATACCAAATCACCTACATAGACATCATTATATTCTGTAGGATTGGAATCCAGTTGACCTATTCTTTCAGTCAAATCAGCTACAGGGAACATGTTTACACCTGTCTTCACAATAGCTTCAGCAGGTGTAATAGGAACCTCAGCAATAGTCTTGATAATAGTATTAGGGTCAGTAGAATTATACTTTACCCTGTATCTGTTCATAAGAATCTCAATCAGTGCCTTGATAATATCAGATACCCCATCTTCATTGTAGCATCCTTTTCTGTTTACATAACCGGGGAAGAAGAACACAAAATAAGGCTTACCCTGATTATACTTATCAAACACATTAGGTAAGGCATACATATTGTAACCCCTTGGATTATACATGATTTCTTGGGCACCAGCAAAGTCTGATTCATTATCACCAGCAGTACCTAACATATAGATTTGTCCAAAGATAATATCACCATCCTGTACTGAAGGTAACAATACATTATATAGGTCTACAAGTCTAGGGAAAGTACCAAACTCCTCGATAAGAATCTTGGCAGCTCTCTTACCTCTCAACTTAGATTCATCATCCTTAGATGATACACCTAAGACTGTATTCTGGGTACCTCTTTCGATGTCCAGTTCCACATCCTTATACCCCATTATCCAAGTCATTTCCTGTAAAGAGTTCTTTAATCTCTTTCTTGGGAACTGGGTATTAGTTGCACAGAAGTTAGCCATATCTACAAACTTATTAAGTACACCATCCTTGGTTAGATACTCCTTCTGATAAGCAGTTACTATACCCTTTACTTTCTCATGTGCCTCCTTGTTCTCACCCACTACAAATATGTGATTGAGAATTGATGCAAGACTATATGACTTACCTTTACCTCTGGATGCAAGCTCAGCCATGTGCTGACCTCCTCCAAAGTTGTTGTAAAGGCCACCATTTGATGCTTGGTCTAAGCAATGGAATCTCCAATATATACCTTCCCAGCACTCAGGTAATGACTCTACTCTATCTGCCCTCTTTGACTTCCTCTTTTTACCATCCTTATCTTTGTACTCCCTAATCTTGGATAGCATCATAGGAGAATAATTAAGGAACCAATACAAATATCCTGTAACCCATTCTCCATCAGATTCCCTTACATATCCATCCCAAATCCTTCTTCTCTCTTCTCTTATCCACTTACCATATTCACTATTAGGATTGGCATTAGGTCTAAGGTTGGTAAATGTACCATACTTCTCATAATGTATGGCAGATGGCCTGAAGTAATCCATATTCTCAAGTATATGGGGATTGGCTAAATCTACAATAATTCTACCCCTATCATCCTTTGGCCTGTCTTTGGCATATTCTCTTGTAGGACTTATCAGTCTCTTAACAAACTCTACATTATTTATAATATCAAATAATTGGTCCTGAACTTCCTGAGGAAGGCTATTAACCAATTTCTCAGTAAGCTCAGTCTGATATTTGTTCATTTTAATCCTCTGAAATTCCATTATATTCTCCCCTTATGACTTCATCATAGAATGATGAACCTACCCAATTAAACAACATTTCAGATAATGTGACACTCATATCCTTATTCACAGACTCTTCCTGACCAGTAAGAGACCTTACTGTATGCTTTAGTGTAAGTACCTCATGTGTCTTGAAATCTTTGACAAACCAAACAGTATACTTATAAGTCTTCAAAACCTTAAAAGTACTATGTGGGATAATCTCTCTTTGCAAAACCAAATGGCCTGTAGTCTGAATGCCCAAAACTTCTCTTCTTCCCTTAATATGATTATTAAGTCCCTCTATAAAGTGTTCTAACATAATTATATTGCTAAGTCATCTTCAAATATTGTCTTCTCTCCTGAACCTCTCATCTTTCCTGAGTTTCTTATTTCTGAATTGAGGGCCTTTTCTGCTTCATCCAAGTCCTTGACAAGTGGAGTAATCTGCTTTACAATGCTGGTAATCTCCTTAAATTCCTTTACTTCAAGACTGTCAAAGTCAATGCTCCTAAGCTTTGCCCTGAACTTATCAACCATGAATCTTGTGTCTTCAAGAAGTAAAGCGGAGATTGGCTTAAAGGACATGTAAAACTCCATAGCATCCTTTACTACTTTATCAGGCTCCCATTTGGGAGGCATACCTTCTCCCTCTTTAATAGCTTCCTTTCTCTCATCCTCATCAACAAGATATTGGTAATCACTTCTAGGGTCACAGAAAAAATATATAAACCCCAATTCTGCGATTGCCTTATCCTTGTTAACAGTCCTATCCCTTTGCCAAATTTGCTTGAATGGCTTTAGGGCAAGAGCTTCCTCAGATATTATTATCTTATATCCTTCGTATCTGAATAATTTTATCATAAAGTATTGGTAAAAAAAAAGAGTATCAGAATAGTATTCCTGATACTCTTTTGTATTATACAATTAGTCTTTTCTTGTCTGGTTGGATAATTGGAGATGGAGTAGGGTCAGGAACTTCTTCCCACTCCTCTACCACAAAGTCTATATCCCTGTCTTGAAGGAGTAGACATTGCTGTCCATCCATTTCAACAACATCAAAGTTGTATTTGATAACTGGATTATCAGTTACAATTCCATCTTTTAGTGTACCTTCTCTATGCTGTTTGACTGCATATCTTGTTGGGTTTATGCAAACCAAATCTCCAACCTTTATATTCCTTACTGAATCTCCCACTGCAAGAACAGTCTGGTATTCTTTTAACCCTCCTTGCTGTTTTGTGGTATCAATAAGTCCACCTTCAGTCACTACATCATGCTCATACTTGTTCATAGTAGTGATAAGTGCAGTGAACATTGGCCTTATCTTTTTAACCTTTAGCATTTCTTCTCCCTTAACTGTTTTATAATCTTGAACCTTTTCTTAACTCCCAACATTCTATCATAGGTACAAGTCAACTTACCCAATGAAGGAATATTAAAGTTTGTTTTCAACTTAGCAAAATCCTCCTCATCAATACCTTCCTTTAATGGCAAGGATTGTATGGACTGGTTAATGAATAACCAAAATGCCCTGTATGTTCTATCCACTAGCTTAGCAGGTAGGTTCAACTCACTGGAAACCTTACCAATTATATCAGAATATATCATTTTAACTCGAAGAGTAATAACAACTGAAAGGCATCATTATCTGCCTTGATATTAGGAATGAATTTGGGATTTATCTTGCCATCTACTATGACTTTGTTCTTCCTTAATTTACCCAAAATTACTTGAAAGTGTGGAAGAGTAATATTACACTCTTCCCTCACCTTCTTCTTTGTATCCTCACTCATTGTAACCCTATCAAGTATTTCACTGTCCTTGATAACTTTACTGAGTTCATATCTTTGCTTCACAAAAGATGCAGCAACATCTATCTCTCTTTTGGTTAACTTATGAAAAGGTTCTAGGAACATGAGCCACAACTTGAAGAAATTCACTGATAGTGAAGTTGGTATCCTTATTATGTTATTAGGTCTCTCACTTATCATGCCTGCTATTATGTATTAATCTATGACAATTTGCACACACCAATAGACACTTTGAAAGTTCCTCATCCCTCCTCTCTTTTGAAAGTCTCAGAGCAGTAGAAGGATTACAACTCTTCTCATTTGGGTTAATATGATGAAAATCGAAACAAGCAGCATTTTTGCCATTATATTTGAATCCACATATCTCACATCTTCCACCTTTAGAAAGAATAGCCTCCTCTTTATTTTTATCTCTTCTGCTTAAGACTAGTCCTATATTCTTTAATCTATTATCTTTATAGTATTCTTTAGCTTTTGAGGGGTTATTTTCCCTATATTTCCTTGATTGTGCTATCTTTGGAGCAGGATTATTATGATATGAAATCTTTGCTCTTTCAAGTAATCTATCTCTGTTTCTTATGTACCATTGCCTTTTATACTCCTTATTTTTTGAGAGTGTCTTTATATGGCATTACTTTCCAGCTCTGTCAGTTGCTTTCTCTTGTTCCTCCTCAGGAATTGCCATTATATTTTCAATTTCCTCTGTACACTTATTCAAGAAATCCGGCTTAAATGCGTGACCATTTTCTACCACCTTAAATAAATAGTTAAGTCTTTGGAATGTATTCTCCAGATTAGATTTCTGAAGGTTCATGTACAACTGCTTAACTTGTTCACTCAATTGATGAGCCACATTCTCCAACTGTTCATAACTCATCTTAGATGGCTGTTCCTGCCTAAGTTCTTCCTTTTCTCCCATATCATTTTATATTTAATAGTTTTCCAAATATTTATGTCCGTACCTGTTCCTATAATTAGTCTCCCACTCTTCTATTGAGCACTCCCCAATATCAGTAGAGCCACACTCATCACAATAATCCGAATCCTTCATCCTAGGTACAAATCTCACCTTCAAGGATAAACAATGCTTGCAATATAGAACAGGCTCCTCATTATAGGTATTCTGCCCTTCTGTGTTTGAGTTGTCCATATATTGACTTCTTTACTTCATTCATTACTCTGCTGTGGTGCTCTTTCCTTCTGCTAGTATTAGCTCTGTTATTGAAAGGTCTCTTAGGACATATAGTGCCTGAAGGAGATACTAACCCTTTTCTTATGGCTCTCCTAATTGATTTAAACTTACCAACAGCTCTATAATCTCTTAAATTAAGGGTCTCTGTAAGTGGGTCCTCTACTATATCTGCCTTGTTTCCCAGATACTTCTTGAACTCCTCCTCACTCATCAATGCTCTCTCTACTAAATTAAGCTTCTCCTCCATAATAATATATTAATACATACTGACCTCTTTCCTCTAAGAGAGAGACTATATCTTCCCTTTTAATCCCTAAGGAATTGGCTTCCTTCACAATTCCCCTAAGATTATCAGCAGTCAAAGCATGCATAGTCTGATGCACTTCTTGACCCTTCTCTATCTTAGTCCTTGCCATTCTACTCTTCTCCATATCAATTTAAACTAGTTGCGGAGAAGTGAATCGAACACTTGGAGTCCAGCTTATGAGGCTGGATTG